ACTGACCGAAAACGACCTGCTCTACGAGGACTTCCCGGAGGTCTGTCATGCGATCAGGGCGTTGGAGGGCAAGCCGCAGCGGTGTGCCGGGCAGTCCTACCAAGGCGAGAGCACCCACATCGAATGGACCGCCGACACGATCGTGCTGCCGACGATCCCGGGCAGCAAGGCAAGCGGTGCGATCGTCTCTTGCCACGGCCTCATGGCTTCGTCCCGCGGTCTGCGGTACAAGCGGGCCGACGGCGTGCAGGCCCGGCCCGACCTTGTGATCCTCGACGACATCCAGACCGACGAGTCTGCGGCCTCCGCCGTGCAGGTGGCGAAGCGGCTGGCGATCATCAAGAAGAACATTCTGAAACTCGGAGGTCACGGGAAGACGCTGGCCGTGGTGTGCAACGCCACGGTGATCGCCAAGGACGACGTGATCGACCAACTGCTATCCGACCCCGCATGGCAGGGCGTGCGGGTGAAGGCGGTGCGGGCGTGGTCGAAGCGGCACGACGACCTTTGGATGGGTGAATACAAGCGGCTGCGGCAGACCTACGACAAGGAAATCGACGGCGACCAGTTGCGGGCGTGGCGGGAGGCGACGGAGTTCTATCGGGTGAACCAAGCGGCGATGGACGAAGGCTGCGAGGTCTACTGGGAACACTGCTACGACCGAGAGCAAGAGCTATCCGCCGTCCAGCACTTCTACAACGCTTTGATCGACGACGGGCCGGAGGTGTTCGCCAGCGAGTACCAGCAGGAGCCGCTTGCCGACGAATCCCGCACCGACGCCGTCCGGCCTGCGGATCTCGTCAGCCATGCGATCAACGTGCCGCAGTGGATCGTGCCGGCCGGCTGCAGCACGCTCACGGCGTTCGTGGACGTGCAAGAAGCGTGCCTCTACTGGCTGGTGGCTGCATGGGGGCCGCAGCTTCGCGGGCACACGGTGGCCTACGGCACGTACCCCGACCAACACCGGCAGTATTTCGCACTCCGGGACGTGGAGAAGACGCTGCGGCTTGCGGCCGGCAACGCCCCGCTGGCTGATGCCATGCACCAGGGGCTCGAGGTGGTGGCGGCGGAGATTCTTGATCGGGAGTTTCAGTCAGAGGATTCCGACGCCGTTCACCGGGTCGCCCTGATGCTCGTGGACGCCAACTGGGCACAGACCGCCGACGTGACCCGGGACTTTGCCCGTCGTTCACGCCACGGCACCCGCCTGATGCCGTCCCACGGTCGCTACGTCGGTGCAAGCCGGCGGACGATGTCCGACGCCAAGGCGGAGCCGGGCGAACGGGTCGGGGCCCACTGGCGGACATCGACGATCAAGAAGGGTCGCCACATCCTCTTCGATACGAACTATTGGAAGTCGCTTGTGATCGGCCGGATGAAGCTGGGTGCGGCCGACCCGATGGCGTTCACGTTCCATTCCGGTAGGCACGAGATGCTGTTCGACCATCTCTCGAGCGAGTACCCGGTTCGCACCGAGAACAAATCCACCGGGCGGACAGTGGACGAATGGCAGCTCGTCCCTGGAAGGGACAACCACTGGCTCGACGGTGTCGTTGGTGCAGCGGTTGCGGCGAGCGTTGTTGGTGTGTCGGCGGTTGGTGCGGAGTCGCCGAAGGGACTTGTGCGAAGACGGATCACGGCGGAAGAGATGGCTGCCAGGCGGGCGGAAATCATCGCCAGGCATTCGGGTTGACCAATAGGCCAGTGGTGGCAGACTCGGGTAATCGACCGGTAAGCGTTCTTGATTGCGGCTGGCGTGGCTTAAGAGTTTCTGGTGCAAGGTAATACTTTTTGCGTTCTCAACAATGCTCAAAAATGATGGACATCACGAGCTTGATTTGCTGCCAGTGCTTCGCACTCTGGCCGACGGCGTGCGAGGTATGGGCCTCGGCGACCCAGACTGCGGCGAACGCATAGAGGCAAGCGATGTTGTTCGGTGGGCTGTTGACGAGATCGAACGCCTGAGACTCACCGACGAGGAGCGTGAGGCGATCAGGTTTGCGTCCGCTTTGTACGAGCGCGGCGGACGCGAGGACTGCGCTGCCACGCTGCGTAGCCTTCTGGAGCGTGCGCCCCGAACGTATTTCAGAACAGCTGGAAAGCGACTGATTACGAATATGAGTGGGGATTGGATTCCAGTTTCGCAGCGGCTGCCGACCATCGGCGAGCAAGTGCTTGTGGTGGCGCTCGGTCGCGTCATTACGGCGACGAGACGAGAAGGCTGGTGGAGGCATGAGGTCGGCACCGTAACCAAGACGTTCTCGCTAGGTTGCTGCGCCCCGACGCACTGGATGCCGCTCCCGGCACCGCCGACGGACGGCAAGTAGCCACAGAACGTGAAGGATCAGGAGCGGCGAGACATGGACACTGACAACACGCGAGACGCAGCCGAGCCGTCTCTTGCATCCGCTGGTTCTCAGCCGGAGGCGTGGGCGAACGAGGACGACGATGGCATCTACGAGGTAGGACTTTCTGAGGCTCATGCACACTACGTCTGGGTGAGAGCGGCGACCGGCAAGTTTCGGCATCGCAATCCGCGCATCGTCCCGCTTTACCGCCATCCGCAGACCACTCTCACCGACGCGGAGCGGGAGGCGGTCGGGATGGCATATAGTCGCCTGACGGCAATTCCACACTACGAGGCAGTCTCCGCGACGTTGCGCAGGCTGCTGGAACGACTAGGCTGAGAACGCCAAGGATCAGGAGCGGCGAGGAGCAGACCATGAGCCAACCAAACGACACCAACGAGCCGTCTCCTGCATCTGCTGGGTCTCACAACACGCACATGGCTACGGCGAGGCTGTCGGCGGCGAACACATGGCTGCAAGAAGAAATCAAGCGGCTGCGCCTCACCCACTTGGAGCGGCAGGTGATATTTCGCGCGATGTATCGGGCTACCGGCGTAGACTCCGCAGTACTCGGTTCGCTGCTGGAGCGGACTCTTGCATCCGCTGGTTCTGTGGCGCACCCGTTTGAGCAGATCATTCGCGGCACGGTCAGGCTCCATGAGTTGATTGAGCAAGGGCGATGTGATTCCGACGAGGCCGACGCCGTGCGGGACGAGATGGATGTGCCATTCTTGGAATTGAGCGAGAGCGAGCGAGAGGCGGCGCGTCTGGTTTCGGCGGCGATCAAACATCGGGATTGGATTCCGGTGGCGGAGCGGCTGCCAGCAAGGAACGTCAACGTCTTGATCCACATCCCGGTTGCCGACGAGAAGACATACATCGCATCGCTTGACGAGGGCGGCATGTGGTTCAGCACTGACCCGACCGCTGACGCATACAGTCTCGGTGAGGATGGTGCGCCAACGCACTGGATGCCGCTTCCGGCCCCGCCGAGCGACGGCAAGTAGCCACAGAACGGCTGCGATCAGCGGCCCGCGACCGCTGACTTACCATTCCAGCAGACGGCATCGCGGGTCCGCTGCATCGCTTGGTTCTGTGTTTTTCATCAACAGGAGAATGAGCAATGTCAGAGAAGGTCAAGGTCGCAAGCATCGTCGTTGTGTTTCCCGGCGGCGAGCGGCGAGAGATGACGCTGGACGAGGCGAAGGCTTTGCACGCGCAACTTGCGGAGTTGTTTGGCAGCAAGCCGGCCGTCATTTCGGTTCCGGTCTACGTTCAACGGGATCACTGGCCGCGAATCATCGACACGCCGCAGCCGGTGTGGTACGAGACGCAGCCGAACACGGGGCGGCCGGGTCTTCCGCAAGTGTGGTGCAAGGCGGATTCGACGATCTGATACACAGAACACGCAGGATCAGGAGCATCGCATGACTGACGAAACTACACCGACCGACGCCGCAGCGATGCCTCCTGCATCCGCTGGTTCTCAACTGCGAGAGCAGATCGCCGCGCTCGTCCATGACGCGATGCGGTTTGACCGTGAGGCGAAAACCCCGAAGTGGTATGGCGGAAACAGTCACGCCGAGAGCAGGGCGATGCTGGCAGCGAGTCGGATTGTGAAGTTGTTGCAGCCCACGCTCACCGACGAGGAGCGAGAGGACTTGCAGATGTGGATTTCCGAGTGTCTTCGGCAGTGCCGCAACGCGACGGACGGCAACGACTGGGACGCCGCCGAGAGATGGAGCGGCAGGGCTGCGAGGGCCGCAAAAATGTTGGAACGGTTGAAGTGAGAACACGGAAGATCAACGGCGGCCACCGGAGGATTCACCATGACGCATGACGTAGCAGGGCCGTCCGTTGCATCGGCTGGTTCTCTTCGCTGGCGGCTCTTTGTCGTTGCTGCTGCGGTGGCGTGTTGCTCGCCATCGTTGGCAATACAATGCTCTGGCTGGGACCAGGACGCGAGCGCCTTTGCGGAGCAGAGAGAGTTAGCGGCATGGAACAAAGAGCAGAGGTTGCTGAACGCTCCTGCGGATTCTGTCCAAGAGTTGCGGAGACTGAGGGAGGAGGTCGCGGGATTGCGACAGGAAGTTGCCGGATTGCGTAAGGATTTGTCCCGTTCTCGTCACCGTAGGCCGCAAGATGACAAATGACGAACGCCGGGCGATCCTTGATTCGCTCACTCCAGAACAGCGGCTCGGCATCGCGGCGATCATTCGCAGCCAGGAGCCGTCTGGCGATTGGGGATACGACGACGACGGCAGCGGGTTCATTGAGTCAGTTGAGGAGACGCTGGCGGCACTCGCTCGCGTGTTTGAGGACTACGATCCGAAATCGGTGATCGAATAAGAGAACACCAAAGATCAGAAGATCGCGACAATGGAGACTGACAACATGAACGACGACGCTCGCGATTCTTCTGCATCGCGTGGTTCTCTCTGTGGGGACACCGCCGTTATCGCCGCCATCGTTTCGGCGCTGGTGTCAGTGGTTGTGTCTGGCGTGTGGCTTGCTGCGTGGAGTGACGCGGAGGCGACGCGGCTGAAAGGCGTGTATCTGAAGTTGGGTGACCATGAAAACGACTTGGTGATTCACGGCCAGTGCCTTGATCGAATCTGGATGGACGGCTACGGGGTGCGTCGCCCTCGTACTTACGAGGCCCGCCCGTACAGGCCGCAGTCGGCGGAAGAGTGAGAGAACGCCAAGGATCAGGAGCGGCGAGGAGCAGACCATGAGCCAACCAAACGACACCAACGAGCCGTCTCCTGCATCCTCTGGTTCTCACGGGGTTGCGGTCGGATGGATTCTTTTTTATGGCGAGCGGATGACGTTCGATGTCGTTTTTGACGACCGAGACGAAGCGGAAAAGTATTGCCGCGCCTATGAACGAAAGCCAGATATTGTTCCGGTCTACCGCTCGCCCACGCTCACCGACGAGGAGCGGGAGGCGGTCGGCTTTTTCTTAGAGAAGCACAGGAAAATCCAAAGCGAGGGACAAACCTACTGTTGCGTGGAGGCGAGTCCGCACGCGGATGCAATTCAGGGTCTGCTGGGGCGATTGGCTTGAGAACGCTTGCGATCAGCGGCCCGCGACCTATGACCATGAACAAACCATCCGACGCTCTCGCGGGTCCGCTGCATCGCGTGGTTCTCAACGGGGATTGGGGAAATGTGTGATGTCGTTGTGATCGACGGGAACGCGGTTGAGACGATACGCGAACTGCGAGCGGCGATTCCGCTCGCGGAGGTGAAAAAGGCTAAACGCTACAAGGCAATACCGCCAGACGATTCCTGCCTGTGCGGCGTTGACGTTGAGGCCACGCTTAGACAGGCGGGCAGAGATTTTGAGTACGATCCGATATTCGGGCGGTGGAAGGTGTGGTCGCCTTTCAGGCCGGAAAGTTGAGAACCAGTGATTATCCGGACCATGATAATCACCCATAATCGGACGCCCTGCTGCATATCACCCCGCCGAATCGGCGCCGCACGGCCGCGAAACGCGAAACAGGCGCGTTATCAAGGTCCGCATAACACGCCGGGAGGATCCCCAGTGAGTGCCCACCTGATCGCCTTGACCGGCTGCATCTACGCCTACGTCTGCCTTGAGCAGCTCTGGCGGGGCAACGTGCCGATGGCCGTCGCCTACGCGGGCTACGCCTTCGCGAATATCGGCCTGTGGGCGATGGCGACGAGGTGATCCGGCGGTCGTCCGTGCCCTCGTAAAATGGGGGTAAGGAGACACCGCCATGCCTGCCTACCTCGATGAAGAGTTTTGGGACGATGTCGAGGCGGAGCTTTCCGCAGCGGATAGCGCGGGCTTCATGGAGTTCCTGGACGGCCCGGTGGGCTACTGAACACTGGTACACTGGTGGTAGGGATGCGGCAGCATCCCGCACCAGGAGCCTCCAGTGGCAGACAACTCCGACGTGATCGACGCGATCGCAGCGAATCTCGCCCAGCCCCGGCGTGCCCGCACCGACGCCGGCGAAGTCGAGCAGCACGAGCTTGACCGCCAAGTGGCCGCCGCTGAGTTCGTCTTGAAGGCCCGGCAGACGCAAGCCTCGGGCTCGCCCTTCGCGAGCCTGCGGCTTGCTCAGTGCCGCTACCCCGGAGCGAGCTGATGGGGTTTCTCTCCCGCATCATGGGCGGTGGTGCCAGCCGGTCGAGTCTCCAGCAGACGATCGACACGCAGCAGGCTGCCATCTCCACGCTGGTGCGGGCGAAGTACGACGCGGCACAGACGAACGATCTGAACCGCAACCACTGGTCCCGGGCGGATCACCTGTCCGCTGACGCCAGCCTGCAGCCGCACGTCCGCCAGACGCTCCGAAACCGTGCCCGGTACGAGTTGCGAAATAACTCCTACGCCGCCGGCATCGCCTCCACTTGGAGCAACGATCTCGTCGGCACCGGCCCCCGGCTGCAACTCGACCTCGGCCCCGACGTGTCCGCGGAAGCCGTGCGGACGATCGAGATCGCCATCGCAGATTGGGCCGACGCAATCGACCTCGCCCGCAAGCTGCGGATCGCAAAGACCTCGAAGATCAGCGACGGCGAAGTGTTCGGCTTGGTGACGAACAACCGCCTGCTCCAGGGCGTGCAGCTCGACATCAAGCTGATCGAGGCCGATCAGGTCATGTCTCCGATGGGCCTGCTCACGTCCAACGACGTTGACGGGCTGCGGTTCGACGACGACGGCAACGTCACGGGCTACTGGGTGTCGAAGCGGCACCCTGGATCCCTTGCAGCCGGCTACGCTCTCGACGGCAACTGGGTTGATGCCGGAAACGTGTGCCACTGGTTCCACGCAACCCGCCCCGGGCAGCATCGCGGTGTCCCGGAGATCACTCCGGCCCTGGAACTGTTCGCCCTTCTTCGCCGGTACACGCTCGCCGTGGTGACGGCGGCCGAGACGGCTGCATCGTTCGCCGCGATCTTGAAGACGACCATGCCGGCCGACGGCTCCGGGGCTGCGAGCCTCGAGACGCTGGAGACGATGCCGATCGTCCGCGGCATGGCGATCGCCGCCCCGGACGGGTGGGAACCGGTCCAGATGAAGGCCGAGCATCCAACTTCAAGCCACGACGCATTCGTGCGTCGGCTACTCAACGAGATCGCCCGCTGCCTGGATATGCCCTACATCGTGGCAGCGATGGATTCGTCCACGGCCAACTACTCGTCAATGCGTGGCGATTACTTGGTCTATCGCAAGCGGATCGCCGTCGAGCGGTCGGACATGGAGCGGACGTTCCTTGATCCGCTCCTCTACTCGTGGCTCGACGAGGCGGTCGTGGCCGGCGTCCTGCCCCGCGGCCTCCCGCCGTTCGCTGCCTGGAACTGGACGTGGGTGTGGGACGGCTTCGAGCACGTCGATCCGCTCAAGGAAGCCGACGCCGACGCCGCGATGGTCACGAACAACATGGCGAGCCTCGCCGAAGTGTGCAGCAAGCGCGGCAAGGACTGGCGGGTCGTGGTCCGGCAGCGGGCCGCCGAGAAGGCGATGGAGCGTGAGTTGGGCATCGAGGTCGCCCCGCAGCCGGCCCGCCCGCAGCCACAGGAGCAACCATCGTGAGCAACCGCATCGAACTGTCCGCGACGCTGAACGTGCAGGCCGCCGACGAGGCGACCACGCCGACGTTTCAGTTGGTGGCGTACACCGGGGCAGCCATCCGGCAGGGGTGGAGCCGGAACCCTCTGGTGGTGGATCTCGCACAGATCGACGCCTCGCGTCCGATCCCGATTCTTTACGCCCACGGCAAAGAAATGCCGCTGCTCGACTCCGTGATCGGCAAGAGCGTCGAGGCGACCAACGACGGCAGCCAACTCCTGCTCACCGGTGAGTTGATCCGCGGGACGCCCGCCGGCGACAAGCTGATTGCTCTGGCGAAGGCAGGCGTGCCGCTGCAGGCATCCATCGGAGCCGACGTTGGCTCGATCGAAAACATCGCCGCGGGAGCAAGCGTGACCGTGAACGGTCGCGAGTTCGCCGGCCCCATCAGTGTTGCTCGTGGAGCGGTTCTCCGTGAGACGAGCGTGGTCCTGTTCGGTGCGGACAGTCAAACGTCCGCGGCTATCGCCGCCGAGGCGAATGAGGTTTCCCCCATGAGCGACAAGCTCAACGAGACGCCTGTCGATGCCGTCAAGGCTTCGGCGGAAGACACGGCGAGCGTCGCCGTGGAGAAGACCCCTGAGATCAAGGCTCACGCCCCCACCGCCGAAGAGATCGCGGGCCTCGTGCTCGAGAAGATTCGGGCGGAGCGGCTTGACGAGGTTCGTGCTTCCCGTGCCGTTGCCCCGGCTCCGGCCATCCACGTCACCGACGTGGCTGCCCAGAGCGAGCCGAAGGTGGTCGAGGCGGCCCTGTGCCTCGCGGGCGGTCTGCCCAACGTGGAGAAGGTCTTCGATCAGAAGACGCTCGAACTGGCCGACAAGCGTCGGAACCAGTCGAGTCTCCAGGAGGTGCTCGTTGAGGCCGCTCGCAAGAACGGCTATTCCGGCGTGAACCGCATCCACGCGGGCAACATCGGCGAGGTGCTGGCCGGTGCGTTTCCCCGGGTCCAGGCGAGCGGGTTTGCTACCCACTCGATAAGCAACGTGCTTGCCGCGACCTACGGCAAGTTCTTGCTCCAGGGCTACACGGCGGTCGAATCGACGTGGGACCGGATCGCCTCGATCCGCCCCGTGTCGGACTACAAGACCGTCACCGGCGTGCGGCTGAACGGCGGCTTCGAGTTCGAGGATGTTGGTCCTGCCGGCGAACTGAAGTCGGCGGACGCGACGGACGAGACGCGGACGATCAAGGCCAAGCTGACCGGCCGCCTCTCGAGCGTGACGATGGTGGATATCGTGAACGACGACTTGGGGGCTCTGACCCAGGTTCCTTCTCGGCTCGGCCGCGGAGCGGCGATCAAGCTGAACAAGGATTTCTGGACGGAGTACCAGTTGAACAACGCGACGTTCTACCAGCGGGAGTCGCCGGCCGCCGGCAACGCCCTCTCGATCTCGTCGCTGCGGACGGCTGTCACTTCTTACCGGAAGCTGACCGACCCCGACGGCAATCCGCTCGGCATCACGCCGACGATGTTGCTCGTCCCGCCGGAACTGGAGATCACCGCCGACGAGCTCATGGGCTCGACGGTGCTCATCACCGGCGAGAACGCCACCCGTGGCAACGTGAACGTGTTCGCCGGTCGGTTCCAGGTCGTGTACTCGTCGTACCTGACGAGCGGAACGACGTGGTGGCTGGTGGCGAACCCGGCCGACCTGCCCTGCATGGAGGTCGCGTTCCTCAACGGGCAGCGGACTCCGACGGTGCAGCAGGCCGATGCCGATTTCAACCAGCTCGGCATCCAGGTCCGCGGCTTCTTCTCCTACGGCGTCGCCAAGGCCGAAGGTCGTGCGGCCTACCGGATGGCGACCGCCTGATCCTGATGTGATCCATTCCCGGTCGGCGGGGGCCAAACCCGCCGGCCGGGGCTCACTAACAACCCCCTCAGAGCAGAAAGGTTTCTCAGATGGCTTCTCTTTATGCGGACGGCGACAAGCTCGACTACACCCCGACGACGGGCGTGGCGGCGGGCGAGATGGTCGTCCTTGGTTCCCTCGTCACGGTGGCCGATCGTCCGATCGCCGCCAACGAGCTTGGTGCGGTTGTGACCAACGGCATCGTGACCGGCCCGGTGTTCACCACCGGCGTCACCGGTGCTCAGGGCGCGGCGATCAAGTGGTACGCCACGTCGGGCGTGTTCGACGCCTCGACCGGCACCAACGCCGGCTACCTGGCCCGTGCCCGCCTGGCGACCGACCGGCAGGTGGCCGTCCTCCTGTGGCCGGGCTCCTGATCGACCCCACGCAAGGGACCGGGTACGGCCACGCTATCGGCCGTGCCCGGTCCTCTTCGCTTTCTGGTGAACCATGCAGGACATGATCGCCATCGGCGAGACGTGGTTTCGTTCGCAGCGGCGTGAGCATCTGGCGACGGAGGTTTCGTATCAGCCCGCCGTCGGACTCACCCGCACCGTCCTTGCGACGGTCGTGGTCGGGCGGTGGGAGTCGGTGGATGCCGCCGGCCAGATCATGCGGACGGAGACGAGGGACTTCCTCGTTGACACGACCGACCTCGCCCAAGACCCCAAGCGTGGCGACAAGCTGGTCTACGGTGGCGCGACCTACGAGGTGACGATCCCGCCGGGAGCCGAGCATCATTGGCGGTGGTCGGATCGGAATCAGACGCTCAGGCGGATTCACACGATGGTAACGCAGGGGTCGGCCAGCCGGATTCCGCAGGCCGTACCGGGTGCCCCAACGATCACACTTGCGCAGATCTTCGAGTCAGTTCAGTGGACTACGCCAAGCAACGGCAACTCGCCGTTGACAGGATACAGACTCTACGCTGGCGGCCTGCCGATTGAAGATGGCGCATGGACAACGATAAGCAGTAACGTGTACGTCGAAGGCGAAGTCGTACAAGTCTCAGCCGTCAACGCCGTGGGCGAAGGGCCGAAGTCTGCACCAGTGACCGTCACGGCCTGACGCACAACGAGGAGAAGAAATGGCTCGAGGATCATGGCCCCGCGGCGGAGTGCGGACCCGGCTCCCGGTGGCGATTTATCGGAGGGATAGTGCCCACCCAGAGGCGTCCGACTGGGCGGCTCGCGTCGTCGCCAATGGCGGAACGGTTGGCACATCGCTGCCGGCGGTGTCTGCATTCTGTAGTGCCATCGACGCTGCCGGCATCCGCGACCGCTTCTACCGGCTCAACCTGTTCTGCGGCACCGGACTCAACGCCTGCATCGTTCCGCTGTACCGCAGTCAGTCGTTCGGCGGGGCGACGTTCGGCAACACTATCGACACCAACACCGGTCCGTTCATCAGTGGCGACTACACGGAGACTGGTGCGAGCGGCGGGCTGACTGGCAACGGAACGACCAAGTACCTTGACACCGGACTCGCCCCTTCCAATCTGCCGTCATACACATCCGCACATGCCGCGGTGTATCACTCGCAGCCGAGCGGAGTCAATCAAACTCGCGCGTGGATTGGTTGCCGGGATACGTCAAGTGCATCACAAATCTACCTTAGCAACGGCTTTTTCAGCACATCGGCAGTGTTTGGGCAATACATGGCAAACGCGACTGTCAACTTCAACACCGGAGGTTCGCAGACCGGAGCCGCTGGTGGCTTCAGGGTGGTGTCTCGCGCGGCTGTAAACAGGTTGGACAACTACTACAACGCTGTTTCGCAAGCAAACTCAACGATCGACATCTCGGGCGGTATCGCAGGAGTCACATCCACCAGGCCGTTTTTCATCTTTGCCAACAACAATCAAGGCACGGCCGACTCGTTTATGAACGGCAGGGTCATGGCGTACTCGCTGGGACTCGGACTTTCGCAGTCGCAGGTTGACGCATACACCGCCGCCATGCAGGCTTTCCAGACTGCGCTGGGAAGGAATGTCTGATGACACTCGCGGAACTCACGCTGCCCGTGGCATACGCCGGCTGCAAAGACCTCGCCCTGGTCTACCCGTATGAGGTTGCAGTCGCCCTCTACCAAGTTCAGGTAGAGCATGGCGACCCGCGGCACGTTCCGGTTGGTCGGCAACTCACTGATGGCCGCTGGGTGATGCTGGGCGAGGTGCTGTCAGAGGTGGGGCCGGGCGGCCTGCTCTGCGGGGCGTTTCTGCACATCACGCCCGAGATGATGGCGAACGTCGAGGTGGTGCCGCTCGCTACTGCGGCGGCTCTGCTGCCAGCCGACACGCCCGCCTGACGGCCAAAATCCCGGGGTTTACGCCCCGGCGTATTTCGATAGCCTAGTCGGTGAACGGGTGAACACCATGATTGAACACCTCCACCGCATCGCCGCCCACGCCTACTACGTTGGCGAGGAAGCCGCCGGCCGCCGGGCGTGCGAACGCCTGCTCCGGCTGCCGCTGTCGCCGGAGCGCGAGGAGAAGGTGCGGTCGAACCGCACCTGGTACACGCAGACGATCCGCGACCTTGGCGTGGACGCACGGTTCCGCCGGATTGAAGTCTCCCCGGCCGCACCCGGCTGGTCGCTGTTCAACCCGTCGGTCGTGATCCACCACGGCCGGATGCTGGTCAACGTCCGGTCGAGCAACTACCGGATCGTGGACGGCCGGTACGTCATGCCGCCGGAAGATCGCGAGACGATCAAGACACGCAACTGCCTGTGGATTCCAGGACGCGATCAGGCCACCTACTGGTCGGCCGACTACGAGACGACCGGATACCCCGTCGAGGGGCTCGAGGACGTTCGCCTCAACTCCGTTGACGGCAGGCTGATCGTCTCGGCTACTGTCCGCAACTGGGCCTGCCTGGACGGCACATGCCGGATCGGCGTTGGCCGGTTGGACCTGGTCGATCGGATCGACGGGCTGCGGGTCCACTCCACGATCGACGGCCGGCACGAGAAGAACTGGATGCCGATCACCGGACGGAAAGAGTTCGTCTACCACTGCAGCCACGAAGGCCGGACGTGCCTCGTGCGTGAAGAGGACGACGACTGGAGCGTGACGGCTCACGCCGAGGCTCCGCCGGTCGCCCGGGGCTTCCGCGGCGGGTCGCAGCTTGTCGAGCACCCGTGGGCACCGGGCTTGTGGTGGGCGATCGTCCACGAGGTCGCCGTCTCCGGTGGCCGCCGGGTCTACGAACACCGGTTCGTCACGTTCGACGAGGCGGCTGACTGGAAAATCGTCCGGGTGTCCCCGCCTTTCGCGTTTCGCGAATCGCGAACGATCGAGTTCTGTGCCGGCTTGTGCGTGAACGACAGCGACTCGCTGATGGCCTCGTTCGGCGTCAATGACGCAGAGGCGTGGCTGGCCCGCATTCCGATTGCCGACGTGGTCAACATCATGGGTGACGCATGGGAGTGACGACCTCCGCAGCTTGGACCGAGACCGTCCGCCGTGCCCTTGAGAGCAACTGGCGGGAGGATGATTGGTTCGGCTGCGACAGCCGCGTGATATTCCACTACGCGATGAAGGGCGAGATTTTCCGCCGGTACAAGCCCCGCCGCGTGATCGAGATCGGCACCCGCTGCGGGTATTCGCTGCTGACGTTCCACAAGGCCGCCCCGGGGGCTAGTTATCTGTGCATCGACGGTGCGATGGATGCCGACTCCTACGACTGTCTCGCCCACTGGCGGCGGCTTGTGGAGCGGCACGAGATCGAAGCTGACCTGATCGTGGTGGATTCGCACGCGATCAAGTCTCTCCCGCCGGCTGACTTCGCCCACGTTGACGGCGATCACTCCTACGAAGGTGCCCTGGCCGATCTCCGGCTGGTGGCCGGCTGCCGAGTGATTCTCGCCGACGACTGCGACAACCATGCTGTGAAGGCTGCTGTTGAGCAGTTTGCCAGGGAGCAAGCCTGCACGATTGAGTATTTCGATGATGGGTTGCGAAAGGGTGCGGTGCTGACGTGAGCCTCATGGAGCAGCTCGAGAAGCGTGGCGACCTGTGGTGGCCGAAGGCCGACCACGGGTGCTGGGAGTGGATGCACGCCGACGCCGGGCTGCCGGACGCACTCATGGCCCACTGCCGGCAGTTCCGAACGGTGATCGTGGCCGGGGCGAATGCGGGCTTCTACATCGCGGCCTATGCCTCCCGGTTTGAGCGGGTGATCGCGGTCGAGCCGGAGCCGGTCAACTTCCTGGCACTCACGCTGAACTGCCCGCAGCCCAACGTCATCAAGGTGCAGGCGGCGCTTGGCAACGTCCGCGGTGATGTCGGCGTGCGAACCGATCACGAGGGGAACTGCGGCGGCTTCTATGTCACCGAGCGTGGCTTGATCCCCATCCTGCGGATCGACGACTTCGCGGCCTGCGTCGATGCCATCCACCTTGACGTGGAAGGCTATGAGGCTCCGGTCCTTACGGGGGCCGACAAGACGATCGCCGAAAACCACCCGACGATCATGGTTGAGTCGATCGGCAACGGCAACCGTTTCGGATACTCCGGCGAGCACGTTCCGCTGATGCTTCTGTCCGGCGGCTACACGGTTGCCGAGAATCTCAAGCACGACACGATCTACAAGTGGGGTGGTGCATGAAAGTTGCCATCTACGCTCTTGCCAAGAACGAGGCCGCCAACGTCGAGCGGTGGGAAGCCTCGTGCCGCGAGGCCGACTACCGTGTGGTGACTGACACGGGCAGCACAGACGGCACCCTGGAGTTGCTCGGCAACGCTGGGGTGTCGGTGGCCCACGGGGCTCCAATCCCGTGGCGTTGGGACGATGCCCACAACCTCTCACTGATGCACGTCCCGGCCGACGTGGACGTGGCGATCCGACTCGACCTTGACGAAGCCTTGGACCCGGGCTGGCGGGAAGCGCTGGAGAGGGACTGGAAGCCCGGGACGACGAAACTCCGCTACTGGTATTGGTGGTCGAACGAAGTGCGGTTCCGCTGCGACCGGGTCCACTCCCGGCATGGGTATCGGTGGACCGGGGCGACCCACGAGGGGCTTGTCCGGTGGTCCGGCGATGAGGTGCAGACCTACTCCGACGGTCTGGTGATCCGGCACCACCGGCAGCCCGACAAGAAGCACCGCACCGACCTGGAGTTGCTCCGCCGGGCCGTGGCCGAGAATCCGACCGACGCCCGGATGGCGTGGTATCTCGCCCGGGAGTTGGACTACGCCGGCGACAAGGGCGCCGGGCCGGCGTTCGCTGCCTATCTCACGATGGCGGGCGGGGCACCAAACGAGCGGGCCTATGCCCGCCGGTCGCTGGCGAGGCTGGACCCGAAGGGCGGCAACCTGCACATGCTGGCGGCCATGCTCGAGGCACCGCTGGAGCCGGAGCCCTACGTCCACGTTGCCAACCTTGCGTGGAAGAAACGGGACGCCGCGGCCACGCTCCACTTTGCACGGCAGGCGATCAACTGCTCGGACGAGAACCGGACGCATACCAGCGATCCGGAGTGCTATGGGGATTCCCCGGCAGACCTCGCCTATTCCGCAGCCTACGAGTTGGGCCTGATTGACGAGGCTCTGGTCTACGCCCGTGAAGCCGCAGCCCGCAACCCCGGCGAGCCTCGCCACGCCGCCAACGTCTCGGCACTTGAGAGAATGATTGCGGAGGACGGACCCAAGCCATGAATGCCATCGAAATACTGATCTGCGATTCGCTCGCAGACTCGCTTTGCAAGTTCACGTTCCCCGGCGACATCAAGACGATCACCGCGGTGCGGCGGATCGTCCCAGACGAGGTGACGGAGAATCTGGATACGCTCCAGGTGTCTGTGGTTCCAGGCGAAGTGGACGTGAGCAATCACACCCACGGGGCCGACCTTTTCGAGCCGACCGTCCATGTCGTGATCGCCGGGCGGTTCGACACCGACGCCGAGCTGGATTCACTCTACGACCTGCGGAGCGACATCGTAGACGCCATCCGCTCCAAGGCGTTGCCGGCATCGACGCCAGCCATGCCGCCAGGCACTCACTGGATGAGCATCCAAAACGTCGTCACGTTCGGCCGCGATCAAGTGGCGAACATGAGGACGTTCCTTGCCGACATCGCCGTGGTCTACCGGCGAAGCCAGGAAAAGGTGCTCTGATGGGCATGATCCCGACGCCGCAAGTTCCTGCGATCGGGATGCGTGCGAGCACGTCGGCGTTCTTTGACCGCGGTGCGGTCAAGGCCGCCATGTCGGAAATGGATTTGAAGGCGTTGTCAAAGGCGTCGATGCTGGTGAAGGATCGGGCAAAGCGAATCATCAAGAAGCGTGGACTCGCACGCATTCCGATCAAGGCACAAGTGGCACACCCGGGTGCCGGCCCGACCGCCCTGCACAAGCTGGGCGTCATTTCCGCGAAGCTCCGAGACGTAATCATCCGAGAGGTGCAGTTCCCGCCAGCGTCCCCGCCTGGTTCGCCTCCCTTCACGCACACCCCGTATAGCGGACACCAATCGTCGTACATCGGGTTCCGGCGAAACCTTTGGAACTTCTACGACGCCCAAACGCATTCCGCCGTCGTCGGCCCATCCAAGAAGGGCCGCATGATCCCGTATCTCCACGAGTTCGGCGGCGTGCTGCGGCTGCGGACATGGGTCTACATCCCGCAGATCAAGACGAAGCGTGGCGGGATGCGAAGCCCGATCACGATGAAGTTGCCCACAGGCCAGCGTCCCCACAACCAAACCCATTGGCGGCCGATGTCGCAGCAGACCGTGGTGCAGTATCCGGCCCGTCCGTTTATGAAACCTGCCGTGTATTTCTGCAGTGCAAACGGCTCGATCGCAAGGGCATTCCGAAACACGTTCCGCGTAACGGCCGGCTCCCGCGGCGGTGGCTTCACCATCCGCCGTGGACCGTAGGCTGGTATACTGATGTTCAGGTGGCCCGCCGGGCCAAAACCGATCAACAGGAGCCTCCTCGATGCCCCCCGTCGCTCACAGTTACCGGCTCGGCAAGGATCACACCTTCACCTTCGCGTCCAGCATCGCGAACAAGGACGTGAAGAGCGTCACGGTGACGCGGGAGACCGCGGTTGAGGGCGAGGTGACGACCCGCGGCAGCGACAACGTCCAGGAGTTCGTGCCGATCCGCCAGAACACCACGCTCGAGGTGGTCGTGCTGGATCACTCGTGCGTGATGCACGCCACCGGCGTTGCCACCGTCACGCCCCCCACGGGCACTGCCACGACCGGCCCGTACTACGTCAACAGCATCGGCGAGCCGCAGGAAATCGACGGCGTCGTGGAATACACCATCACGCTCAAGCGGTTCGTCGGCGTGTGAGGCTGACGAATGCCAATCAACGGCGGGCTGAACCGCGTCTACGTCCTGGGACGCGAATGCGTCCTCTTTATCGAGGGCGTGCAGATGACGGGAATCTCCGATTTGGCGTTGCGTGAGTTGGTGACAGAGGTGGATGCGACCGGGTTCAACCACCAGGTCACGTCCACGATCGTCACGCAGCGTTCCATCGAGATCAGTTTTGGGTGTCCGGACATGGCCCAGGCACGGCAACTCTACGCCCAGCGGTGGCGGCTGTTCAACGGATTCAAAATCCCCAACGTATTTGAGGTCTTCCTGGACGGCGGCCTGCTTGGGCCGATCGTCGGGAAGTTCACCCTGCACGACACCGACGCCGACGAGCCGATGAACGACATCGTCGCCCCGCGGTTCACTCTCAAGCAGTGGGGTCACGCATGAAGCTGTTCAAGGATTCGCTAGGCCGCGAATGGAAGCTCGACGCCAACTTCACGTCCTATGGGCGTGTCCGGGACTACACCGGCGTCAAGCTCTACGACATCGCCACCGAGAGCCGCGACAGCCTTGTGCAGCTCACCGACCCGCTCACGCTCGGGAAGGTCTTGTGGGCGATGGTTGAGCCGCAGGCGGAGGACATTGGCGTTTCTCCGGAGGAGTTCGGAGAGGGCTTCCGCGGGGACGTTGTCCATGAGGCATACAGTGCCCTCATCGACGAGATGGTTTTTTTTTGCCACCCCCGCCAGAGGAAACTCCTGGAGATGACGCTGACAAAGCTCCGGGCAGCGGAAGAGAGGGCAGAGGAGACGGTCGAGGAAAAGATCGAGGAGTTCGGAGAGGCGATCGACAAGGCGATCGACCAGTGGACCCGTGGACTCTTGGATGGGAATACGCCGGCATCCTCGGCGTCCATCCCGGCCAATGGTCACTCCGCCAGCTCTTCGACGCAGTCCGTGGGCGTCGCCGAGAAGCCTGGAATCACACGAGTGCCCTGATAGCCCAGCAAGCCGAGTTCAACCGCGACCCGAAGAAGCGGCCACACCCTTTCGACTCGTCCGAGTTCCACCCCATGCGTGAGCCACCCTCGGTCCCGGTCGCCAGCGATGATGTCGTGAGGGAGCTGATATGAGTTCCGCATCCGCAGTCCGTGCCGGGAAGGCGTTCGTCGAGATCACGGCGAACGACACTGACTTCCAGCGTGGCATGAAGAGAGTCCAGCATTCCGTCGTGCGGCTCGGCAGCATGATGCGGCAGATCGGCAGCGGGCTTCTGCTTGCCGGCGGTGCGATGGGCCTGCCGATGGTGCTGGCCGCCAAGTCTGCGGCCACGTTTGAGGATGCCCTGCTCGAGTTGCAGGGGGCGGCCTCCGACCTTTCGCAAGGCGACTTGAAGAGGGTGCGGGACGAGGCCATTCGGCTTTCGTCTGCGATGGGCGTTGCTCCGGAGAAGGTCAGCCAAGCTTTCGCCCTGCTCGTCAAGGCGGGGATGAGAGTCAAAGACGCGCTCAATGGCGGTGCAAGGTCGGCCGTTGAGTTTGCAAGGGTGTCTGGCATCGAGGCTTCGGCCGCGGCCGAGTTCATGTCGGACGCGATGAACGTGTTCGGGAAAAGTTCGTCGGAGGCTTCCGACACGCTATCCGCAGCCGCAGATGCCAGCTCTACGTCGATCGCACAAATGGTCGAAGGATTCGGGCAGGTCGCCGGCGTCGCGAAGATCACCGGCCAATCGCTTTTCGGTATTTCGCAAGCGATGGCCGTGCTTGCCGGATACGGCATCAAGGGCGAGGAGGCTGGCACGGCAATCAAGACGATGCTCACCAAGCTGATCGCCCCGTCCGACCAGGCGAAAGCCGCCCTCGCCACCCTTGGCCTTTCAATGGGCGACCTCGTTGACAACACCGGCAAACTGCTCCCGATGGCTCAACTTGCCGGCGTGTTTGAAAAGCGTCTTGGTGGCATGGGCAAAGAGGCTAGGGATGCCATGCTTGCCAGCCAGTCTCTAGTCGAGGTTTTCGACGTTCGAGGCATCAAGGTCATTTCGGCGTTTGCCGGTGCTGGGGCCGAAGGTTTTAGCGAGATCGCGAAGAAGATGGAGAACAGCCGGACAGTGTCCGAGAAGTTCTCAATCGCGATGTCGGGTGCCAGCGGGATGTTTGAGAAGCTCGAAGGAGCCGTGAAGCGGCTTGCAATTGCGTTCATGGTTGGGGCTGGTCCGGCCATGGCAATGGTTGGTGGTGTTCTTGTGAAACTTATCGACGTGCTTTCGTTTGCTCTGGAAAAGATGCCAGTACTGACCGGGGCGGCCGTTGCCGTTGCCGCGACGCTGGTCGTGTTCGGCGCTGCAGCGTACGGCACCGGAGCGGCGATGGCGTTTCTCAACTTCGGGTTGAAGAACTTCATCAACTTCTCGACGACGTTTGCTCTTGCCGGCCGGTCCATGGCCAGCGTCATCGGCGGCATCTCCAAGGCACTCATCGGCCTGCGTGCTGCGATGTTCGCAATCCCTGGTTGGGGGTGGGCTCTCGCCGGCATCGCCCTCGCCGGCGGCATCGCCGCATATATGTTCTCCGGGTCCGGCGGCAAGAAGGCGTCCGCAAAGAAGTCCGGGCTCAAGAGAGACGAGGATCGGGCCGCCCTGGGTGGCGGAGACGCCGCACCTGCCGGGCAGGCGGCTTCCGGCAAGCGTGGGGAGTCGCTCGGCACGTTCGCCGGCATCGTGGCAAACCAGCTTGGCGTTGGGCCTGCACTGACGGCCCAAGAGCAGACGGCAAACAACACCGGCAAGATGGCGGACGGCATCGACGCCCTCGTTCGCCAGGGCGACGCCCGGGTGCCCGGGGCGGCTGCCCTGCAGGCCGGCATGGCGGCACCTGGAGCCAAGGGTGGCGTTGCCGCCGCCGGTAGCCGCGACCTCCTCAGTGCTACCGAGCGAACCGCAATCGCCGCAGAGCAACAGAACACCTACCTGCGGCAACTCCTCGAGCAGTCCCGCGGCCCCGGATTCGCATTTGTGTGACCTATGCCAACACTCCCACCAACCACGATCGAGGGCGTTGAATCCGGCACGGGTTCGCTCTCCGTAGGCTCCGACGGGCTCATCTCTCGCGAGGTGGAGCTGCGGTTCCTCGTCATGTGCCTCGACGGCTACACGGCTGCGGAGGCCAAGGGGCAGGAGTTGGCCCCGCTCTACTACGACGGCCACCGCCGCGGCGACATCCGTTGCACGCCCGTCGGGGGCGGCTGGTATCAGATCGTATGCACCTACAACAACACGGGCGTGGATGCCTATGGGACGTGGGGCGTCGAGAACCCCGACGGCGTCAAAGTAGTGCCGGCAGGTATTTCGGTAGACACCACCGGCGGCACGGAGCACGTCACGCAGGCTCTCTACGCTGAGTTTTGGGAGGAGAGTGGCGGCCAAGGCACCGAAGACGAAGCGCGGGCAGTGAATGTCTCTGGCGATCAAGTCAACGGGATTAGCAAGACTACTCCGGCATTCAACTTCACCGAAACGTGGCTTGTTCCTTCGTGGTACTTGATGGTTGGTGCTCAGAAGAAGGATGTCGCCGAAGACGGCGAGCAAGACCCTGGCCCGACGATCCCATACGCACAAAAACTTCGAGACCTGACAGGCACAGTAAACAAAGAGAAATGGAGAATCTTCCAAAAGGGTGAAGTGCTTTTTTTGGGGGCGAGATATGACGTATCTCGCGGCTCAAGCATGGTTCCCGTCACGTTCTCGTTTTCTGTCCAGAAAACATACGTCGAAAGAAACGTGCCGGACCCAGAAAATCCAGGGCAAAACAAACAGGTTCCGGGCCTTCAAATCGGCTCAATCCAGGTCTACACAAAACTTGGGTGGGACTACTACTGGGTGGAATACGAAGACGCTGTTGATACAGACGGCCAGCGTGCATTCAAGCGGCCGAAGCGCGTGTTTGTGGATCAGATTTACGAGCAAGTTGACTTCAAAGAACTTGGCATTGGCGATCAGTGGGGGCAGCACTTTCTCTTTACCGGCGAGACGTTTGCTCACCCACTTGATCCCGCAAAGAACAACATTGTATGAGCGACGCCTTCCGCAAGGTCCGGCCTGGCGAGCCTGTCCGCGTGGCGGCCTCAGCCTGGAACCGGATCATCGACCAGGTCGTCACCAAGCCGCGATTCGATGGCGAAGGATCGGCGTGGCCGGAGACAAACTTCCGGGTGCGGTGCAAAAACTTCACCTCCACCGGCATTTCCCGCTGGGGCGTGCTCCAGATCAGCAACGTGCTTGAGCAGCCGACCGGCGTCGGCAGCCAGTTCGAGCAGTGGCCCGGCGTCGTTGGAGTCACGCCGTCTTCGCTGTCCGGCGGCGGTGCTGCCTATGCGGTGGCGGTCGAGCCGATCCCGGCCGGGTCCATCGGCAAGGCTGCGATTGACGGCGTCGTGCAGGCGAAGGTGCTGGTGCTCTGCACGGGGCACCAATACGCCAAGCCGAAGTCGAGCGAGATCGACTACCTGGAGACGTGCGAGGCTGGGCCGTTCCGGATCATCTGGAAAGGGCCGACCGGGCCGGCAAACCCGACCGGCGTCACCGGCCCCACCAAGCCGTGGGCGTTGCTCTCTTTCTGCAACGATCGCATCCCGGAAAGTTATCCCGGCCACTCCACCGGCTCCACCCAGCTCCTCGGCCACGGCAAGGGCTCCACCGGTGCCAGCGGATGCGACACCGGCCTGCAGTGGTATTCCGTGACCGAGTGCTCGGGAAACCCGTCCTACGCCTCGTCCTACTTCCTCTGAGACAACCATGCCCGAAGCATTCGCCAGCCGCGGCTACCGGCTCTCCACCACCGGCACCACCTACGTCGCCACGGGCGTGACCGGGACAACTGGCACCACCGGCGTGACGCTCGTGCGGTCGATCTCGGTCGCCAACGTGGACATTTCCAACGCCGCTGCGGTGACGGTGCGGCTGCACCAGGGGGCGACGGGGTATGCCTTGGCCGCCAACGTCAACGTGGCGACCGGCACCCGCTACGAGGTGCTGACCGCACCTCTGGCGGTGAGGCAGGGGGATTCGGTGTCAGCCACGGCGTCGGCGGTTGACCGGCTCGAGGTGGTGGTGTCGTCGCTGGAGATCACCTGAGCGTGGAGATCCGGTTCAAGGATGGGATGCCGTTGATGGTTGGCGGGCAGGTGGCCGGCAGCCAGACGTGTTGCTGTGAGAATCCGCCGCCGCCTCGGTGCTTTTGCGCCGACCTGTGCTCCTACGACATTGAGCTGGTTTCTCCTGCGATCACTCGCGTGACGATCCCATCAAATGATTGCTTCGCTGCCACATATCCAACAAACACAACTAGCGTCTTCGCCGACGACTGGGTGTTCCCAGAAACCGACTTCGGGGACTTTGTTCCTTGCACCGAAGCGGAAGGACTGGTTGGCGTTATCAAGCCAGTTTCCGTGTTTTCCGTTGCCCGGAGATTCTCTGGTGATTTTGAGGCATCGACTTGGGTGTACGTCCTGCTTTGTGAACCGGCAGACCCCGGCAAAGAGGAGGCGATAGTTAGCATTCGGGTCAAACTGCGAATGGCTTGCGATCCGACAACTGAGCAACTCTACGTTGAGGTGCAATCATCGGCTTACGTCGGAGACTTCGACGACGAAGCTTTTAGGTCTAGCATTGAAGTCAACAACTATGGTTTTTATCGACCGCCTAGCACATGCATGGTGCCAGGAAAAAGGATTTGCATAACAGACCCAGTGCCGTGGTTTAGAACATCGTTTCTTGACACACCACTGGATGTCATTGTCCGGCTTGATGAGACTTCGCTTGGGCCTTACACGCTTGGTCGGCCGGAGGGGGAGGAGCGCGGCGACAGCCCAAACCCATACCGTGCGATGTACGACTCGGTTGTCGAAAACACTGAGTTCACCTTCCGCATCACCTCGCGGCCTAACTGCGATTCGCCCATCGCGTGCAACTGCGACGCATCGCTTGGCGGGATGCGGGTTTTACTTGGCAATCTAAAATCATTAAGCGTCAATCCAGAATACTACGAAGTTGGCAGCTCGCTAGTTGATTTTGTTCAGATGGATCCCGACCAAACCGTTTCTTGGCAAGGCCCGTTCGGGTTTTACGAATACACGCAACTAGACCCCGACGGGCCGCAAGACGGCGACGGCAACTACACACGCCGCCTGTGGTACCAGCGCGCAGAGCTCTATTGCGACGTGATTGACGGAGTCGCCCAGTGGTTCGTGCTTTTCACGAGCTTCAGAGATATCTACGACGAAGCCGGAACATCCACGCACCGGTCATACGACGAGTGGGTTGGAAAGATCGACTGCCGCAAGGCGTGCGAAGACCTGGATAACTTCATCGACAAAGATGAACCAGTGCCAATGGGAGAGCCGTATGAGATTGAATACCTCGGACGAACAACCGAAACCGGATACCTTGAGTGCGATCCTCCACCAAGACTCACAATCCGCCTCACGCAAATCGTCCTTTGTTGAGCGATACAAAGCCATCCGTGCGGCGAAGCAGGCAGCTCCCGCCACGCCACCGCCCGCCATGCCCGGCTTCCTAGAGCGTGTCGGAAACTTCGCCACGTCCGCCATCCGGCACGTCGGCGAGGGGGCACCACGCTGCACCGAGGAGGAGGTGGCGGCGAGGTTCGCGATCTGCCAATCCAACGAGTGCGGGCTGTTCAAAGAGAACCGCTGCATGAAATGCGGCTGCGGCCTGAGCGGGCAGCGGGGGTTGGTGTCGAAACTCTCGTGGGCCGGCGAGTCGTGCCCGGTCGGGAAGTGGGGGCCGATCACCAGGGAAAAAACAGAGGTTGACGGCTGTTCACCTACGGGGACACTCGCAAGAGACGCCAACCACGGAGGTGCGGATGGCCGAGAAGTTGCGGACGGCAGTTCTCCAGAATATCCCCGCCAGGACACGG